CGATGTCCTTAAGAAACCAGCCCAAGATATCCATATTCTGACTATGCGTGACCATCAAGGGACGGCTATTGGGGAATCGTCGCATGTAGCTAAGTATCCCAGAATAGGCTCCTTTGAAGCGATTGTAGAAGGCGTCAAACTTCTCGCCCTCGGGCGGCCTGCAGTCGGGCTTCTTTTCGAAGAATGTCAGAAAGGGCTTAGCGGCTTCAATGTCCATGCCTGCCATGGCACCCATGTTCCAGCTACGGAGCTTCTCTGATTCGACTACAGGAATACCTGTAATGTCACCCACTATATCTGCAGTTTGCTTAGTGCGCTCAAGGTCACTGGAGAGGATGTGCGTAATGCCTCTTTGCTTCAATAACCTACCTGCTCGGGCTGCATTGCGCTTACCTTCAGCGTTCAACGGAACATCGAGCCAGCCTGTGACCTTCTCACAGCCAGGCATATCATCATCGGTAAGACCATGGCGGAGCAGATAAAAAACAGGCATTAACTCTCCACATATTCAAAATGGCCCAAGTCGGCATGGGCCCATCGACCGCCCCAACGCAGACCGAGACCTTCGCCAATCTCACCCATCCTTTGCCAGTCAGGGTTGCTGGGACTCCAATTAATGTTCTTTGTCCACTCCTGGAGGGGTGCAACGTCTATTGCGTCCCCAGTTAAATGCTTGGAGTGCTGTGTCCAGGAGTGACCACTTGCCAAGGCGTCTGCTTGCTCAGCAGGGGTACGCAGGGTATCCACAACGATTACGTTGAGCCCTGCGTCTGCAAAAGCCTTCAGAAGCGCCTCAGCGAGCGGCCTGAAGCGGTCTGAAAGGTCAGTTAATGACCTATCCATACTAGCTCCTTTAGGTTAGAAGTCTACGATGAAAACCTTATCGTTAGGGCCAGCAACGGAACTCAGACCACCTTCGAGGGTTGAGACCCCTCCAGTGCGGCTAGTCCACTGTGAGCCACGATTGACTTCATTTAGTGACTTGCGGTCAGCGTTGGGGCGCAGCAATCGGACCTGCTCAATATTAAATTTCTTGAGGCGGTCTTCTACTTCAATTGCCACGTCGGCGCGAACTGAATAGGTTCTTCCTGCTTCGAACTTGATGCGGTTCAGGCGCACTCCGGGATGCGGCTGGTCAAACAAGTCCGTTAGAGGAATGGAAACATACATGAATTCGTCCCCGGTCGGAGTCGGCTTGACGGATTCTTTGACTTCAGAGGCTTCGATTTTGCTCATCAGTTAGTCGTCCTTAAGCTGCTGAGTCCTTGGTGAATTCCTTAGCGCTTCCGCCAGTGCCTCCACCAAGTTCCTTGAACATACTTACGCCTTTGATGTCAGCGCCACCTTCGATATGCATGCGGCGCTTTTCAACATCGGCGCGGGAAGTGGACTTCAGTCCGTCCTGCTTGAAAGTGTCCTGGCCCGCAAGACCATCCTTGACGGGTACCTGGGCACGGAAGCTAGGAGCAGAGTCCACGTCCGCAGCGTTGCCCTTTTCGACAACGCCATTCCACACCAGCTCACCCATAAGGTTGCCGAGCGGATTTGCGCGAAATGACTTTCCCATAGTTTTTCCTTTGTGTGAGTAGGAGGAGTAGCAATACTCCTCCACCCAGAAGAGTGTTAGTTGGTTTTGCTGTTGAGGCCAGAACTACGAATCACTATGACCCAGTTTTGGTTCGTGATTAGCGACTTGAAGGCAAACTTCCAACCAATCTTGCGGGATTGCTGCAAGGGGTCGGCCTGTCCGCCAGGAGCCACAACGTACACGCGGAGGTTCTGGAGGTCAGAGATTTGGTATGCAAAGCGCCCAATACCAAAGGAGCTGTACACCAAGGAGCTCTGGCCACCGCCCGCCTGAGAGGTCGCAGCAAACGCAGGGCTATTCGAGCGAATGACCCTAAAGCCATAGAGCTCGCCAACTTCGCCGCGCCAGATTTTCTCTGGTGCACGGAACTGCGCTGCGGCTTTGAAGTCTGGGTCCTTGAGGAGAGCCGCGTAAGGTTGAGGGCTCGTGACCAAGGCATAGTAGCCAGACTCAAAAGGCCTCGCACCGTTGGAGTTCAGGGTAGCTTCAACTTCAATCAGGTCGATTGAGGTGACCACATCGGAACCCACAAGGTTCGTGTCCGAGGACTTGTTGTTGGGGCGATAGACCGTTGTGCCAGCGTTCAAAACGTTATAAATCAGCTGGTCATATGTTTCAGCAGCCTGAAGACCAAGGACGTAAATTGTCCTCTCTACCAGGTTATGCCGGGCAGTCAGTTCGGCCAAATCGCTCAAACGGATAAGCGCGCCGTACTGCTCAGTGATTGCTTCAAATTGGTTAATGGTGAGCGCCGAAGCGTCGGGCGGTACACCTTCAGTCAGCTGGGTGGGAGTCGTCGAAACGGAAAGCTTTTCCTCACGCGTGAAGCGAATGGTTTTTGAACTATTCGCGGGCAGCGGATGCTTGTCACCAAACTGGTCCAGAATGGTGTTAAGTTCAGCTACCTCAAGAAGCCGAGCGCTCATATAGGTAATGAGTTCGGCTGCGGTAGAACCTGCTTGTCCGGCGCTCCCAGCGGTGACTGTGATTACATCAGCCATCTATTTTTCCTTGTGGCCTAGAAAATGAAGTCCTCGACGCCCCGGTCTTTAAGTTGAGCTATAAGGGCCTGACGTTGAGCGGAGGTTTGCAAGCCGGGTTTGATGGCTGGCGAGTTGCCTCGGTTCTGGTCGGGGACATTAAGGCTCGGACGAGAGACGGGAGGAAGCGGCATTCTAGGCGCTGGAGTGGGATTTGACGGAGCCTGGTTTTGTTTTACCAGGGATGGAAGCTTCGAGGCTTGGGCGGAATCGTAGACCGACATGTAGAGTTCTTTTAGCTCTTCTTGGAGTGTCGGTTGGGTTTCGGCTTGTTGGATGAAGCCTGCCAATTTGGGCCTACTTTCAAGGACCTTCTGATATTCACTGGAGCCGTAAAACTGGCGGAATTCAGGAATGCTTCTGGACACCTCGTCCATGGCTTGCTGACGTCCGACGTTCTGGACTACAGGCATATATGGCCCTACCGTAGACTGAATGGTTTCAAATTGGAGCTGGGCTTGTACGTTGCGGTACGCGTCCCAATTCCCCGTCTTTTGACCCATATCAGCTGCTTTGGTTAGGTCCTCGGCGTAACGGCGGGAATCCTGAAGATAGGAAACAGGCTTCGGTTGCTGGATTTGTTGTCCAGGAACGGCGCCAGATTTCCTCAAAGGGTCTTCGCCAGTTACTGCACTGACCATTGAACGCAATTGCGATATCAATTGGTCTTTTTGCTCGATACCACGGACGGCATCCTCGGGAGTCTTGTAGACTGTTCCAGTGGCAGTTTTGAGGCTGAACTCTGGAGCTTTGGATGGTTCGGGTGTCGCAGCGACAGGTTCTGTAGGTTCCGTTGTCGGCTCTACAGGTGGGATAGCATTGGAGTCTGCAACTTCTTCTCCCTGCTTGCCCACACCGCTGAAGAAGCTGTCGAAATCGGCATCTCCTCCGGGCGGGTTCCAGACACCAACGGGCTCTAGTGGAAGCGCGTCGGTCTGGGTTGTTACGTTTGGTTCGTCTGACATTTAGTTGTCCTCCACCTTGTGGGTGGTGCTGACTGGAGGTGCCTTTTCAATGCTTGTAGCAACTGGAAAGTGCTCCTCATTGTCCAGCTTCTTAAGCCAATTACAGTTGGCACACAAAAGCTGGAAATCTTCTTTAGGAAACGTCCCATCTAGAATTCGTCTATACAAACTTTGGCCCGACCTACCGCAGGCATTTCTAACAATCAACGACCTATTGATGTGGTCAACTTGAAGAGCTCTCGGGTCGGCGTCATACCCACACTTGACACACTTACCTCCGAATAGAACTAGTATAGCTTCACGCCTACGTGCAGATTTTTCACGGTCTCGCTGTTGACTTGCTTCAGGTCCACCTGTAAATCGTCTACCCATTGTTGTGGACCCCTAAACTTTTCCTGTGTGCTGGCAATCAAAGCACGGGAGGCTGTCAATGCCCTCTTCACGGATGAGGACCCAGCCTTGCCGAATGCGGTTTGAGAGATGGGTCATGCAAAGGGTGACGCTGATTTCATTGCAGCAAGATTTCTTTAGTCGATAGCGTTTACTCAATGCCGACCATTTTCAGGGCTTCGGTGATGCGGGCGAATTCGCGCTCCTCTAGTTCGAAGGCTTCGCGGGGACTTGGGACGGCCTTACCTGCCTGGGCCTGGACCTGCTTGTCGAGCCAGGTTATCCAGGAGATACCCGCCTGAAGGTGGGAGACCTCTGACAGGGAGTCGTGTTTGGCGGTGCGGAGAGTGGCTTCGAGAACGGCCTTTTGTGCCTTCAATCTCCCCAGCAAGGCGTGGAAGCCTGGATGGTTAGCGAGGCTGGCAATGTTGGAAGAGTCTTCCTTAGACAGTCGGGGAGCGGGCTTCTCAATCTCTAGTACTCTATACTTGATGATTGGCTTGAACCAGCCCATTAGGACCAATCACTTGTCTGTGTCTTGAGTTCTAGCTCGACACCGTTGTGGGAAGTAATCTCAAGGCCATTGGCCTTACAATCTTTGCAGAATAGGTCCTTTGCACTGTCATACACCTTAAACACATCATGGAATTTTGCGTCCAGGACCTCTTTACGAATGCCTTCAATTACTATTGATGGTTTCGTTTCTACTATCATTAGCCCTCCAAACCTTCTAGCCCAAGGGCCTGCAAGCTCATGCCCGCGCCTTCTTGATGGGCGTTGCCACTTAACCCTTGGCCGGGAATCTTGCCCTCATGTTGGGCTTTGGCGGGACGGCCTCCACCTTTGCCACGACCTTTGCCAGGCGGCTTACCTTTGCCCTTCTTGTTATTATTGGGCATATGCATGCCGCCAATGGGGGACCCTGTCATGTCGCCAGAGCCCCCACCTGCGATAGGGCTGGGAGAAACACTAGCCACCAGTGCGTCCTTGTCTCCTTGTAAGTCAATCTTCTCCATCTCTTGCTGGTGCTGCATCTGCATCATCATCATCTGTTGTTGCATTTGCTGCTGCTGCTCTTGCTGGACTTGTTCGGGAGACTTGAGCAACTGGTCGATGTGCTTGATGTCGAAGGTTTTCAGGAGTTCTTTAAGGGCCTCGTACTCGTTGACGTATTGGGACTCACTAATAATTTTTGCGAGTGCCATCAAGTTCCGTTGGCGCACAACCTTTGAGGTGGCATAGTTGGCTGCCACGATATCAAACTGGTAGGTCCCAATGAGTGACTTGGGGTCAATCATTACGTTGGGAGGCTGACCTTGCTGCTGGGCCTTAGGGTTGTCAACGCTCCAGGGCTGGTCTACGAACTGCTGAATCATGGAGGCGCACATCTCCAGCAATGGCTGAAGGATGTCAATCTCCATGTTGCGGATAAACATCTTGAGCCGATAGTTGGACTCGCCGATGATTTGCTGAATGCCTGTGGCAGTCTTGTTGCCTGCACTACCCCCTACGCCCTTGCTGTAGAAGTCACTAACGCCGCTGGCCATTTCTATCATGCCACGGTAGACCTCAAGGATTTGGTAGTCACCAGCTGCCGGGGTGAACTGCGGCAGTGGCATAATCATATCGGCGGGGTTGCCCACTACACCCACCTTGCCGCCGGGGATGTTGAAGTTGTTCAGGGCCTCGTGGTCAATTTCGGCGTTGATATCATAGGCGTATCTATGGTTGATGCCGATGTTCCAGTTATCGGAAATCATATTAGTAAAGCGATTGAGGGCCTCAGAGAGGTCTGAGATAATCTCGATGGCGCCCAAGCCAAAGGCCTCATTCGGAAGCTTGATGAAGTCCGTGTGCAGGATTGGTGCCCGCTTGTGGAAGAAGGGATTCTCACCGTCCCACAGCATGATAGTTTCGCCACCGTAGATGCGGCGTTTATATGGAGAGTATGCCGTCGCGCGGAAACTTGCCCGAAGGTCTTTAAAGCTGATGCCCTCGGGGTCCTCCCCGAAGGTCATAATGGTCCAGGTGTTGTCGTTTTTGTTCCAGAATTCTGCAAGCCGAATGATGATTTCGTCAGGAGTCTCTTCATTCGATAGTCTACTCTTGAGGGTGTCTAGTCCTTCCTGAAAGTAGACTGGCTGCCTGTTAGGGTCGGTCTTGGTGGCCTCTACCGAGGCTTCTTGCTCCTCGCGCAGCTCTCGCCAGGTACGCTCGGTGAGGTGGGCTTCATAGGCCCCATCTGGGTCATAGAGATAATCAAACACATCAATCACTGTAATGCGTGGGCATGCCTTGGGAACCTGCTCCTGCTTTGGCTGATAGCCAAGAATCATGGGTTGACCTGTAGCAGGGTCCATGGCAGGCTGTGTTGCGGGCTGGCCCGTTTGGGGGTCCATTTGAGGCTGCCCAGACATTGGGTCCATCACGGGCTCTTGGGCAATAATGGGCTCGCGGCTAGTAACGGTCTCAAAGCCAAAGTCCCAGTCCACCTTAATAGCAGCGTTCCCGTAGATAATGAGATTGCGAATAAGCTGCTCAATGGCATTAATCAAACCTGCTTTATGGAGCTTATCAGTCAGCGCCAACTGCATCTGGTCGGCCTGGTCCTCTTGGCTGTAGGGTGGCTTGTTCTTTACTTCGAACCACTCTTCCATGGAGAAGAAGGCGTCCATAGTACGAGCGACAATGTTCTCGACGGTTGAAAATGGATAGGGCACGAAGGTGTTCGAGCGCTTACTAATGTTGTCCGGGTAAAACCGCTCATCTCGTTGTCCAAGATATTGACGGTAATAGTGGGCTCGTCTGATGTCATATTGGCGCCTAAAATAACGCATCCTCTTTAGCTCAGCGGAAACCATCTGAAGCTTTTTGGTACGCTGGGCCTTAACGTCCTGGGAGCCGGGCTTGTCGGTGGAGGCCTCTTCATTGGCCATTGTGCCAACTTGGCCTCGAACCGTTCCTTCTCCTGCCATATCCCTCTGATTAGGCATCGTGCTCTGTTCCTGTCTTATAGTTAGGGTCGCCCGCAAAGCTGGGCTCAAGTTTACGTGCTACGAATGCTCGGGCTCGGCGCATCCAATTGTGCAGGTCCTGCTGGCAAATCCACGAGTCGCATAGCCCGCAGTAGTCGCAAGGTTTGGGATGTAGGTCTGCGTCGAGCAACCTGCACACATCACAGACACGCTTGGGAAGTTCTTTTACAATAATGGGCATTAGAAGATACTCTTAAACTGGCCGGGGGCGCGGATGGTGCCCATATAAGTGTCTGCCTTGGACACGAACGCACAGCAATCTTGGCACCAGATGGCATAGTCGCCGCGAACCACAAGGGGCTTGCCGCTATTGCAGATTCGGCAGAATAGGGCGAGGGTTGGATGTGCTGCACCACCAAAGATACTTATTGAAGTATCTGCATCGGGACCTGACGGGGGGAGTGGGCAGAATACAGGCGGGGGCGGGATGAATGGAACAAGGCTCCCCGCCGGGATTTCTTCTGGGTCAGGCTGATACGGATAGACTAGTATGCTGGTTGCCGGGACCGGGAAGACAATCGGGGAAACTTGTGAAGCCCAGTAGACTTCATCAATTGTGGATGCAGACTGGGGAACAACAAGCTCGTCGGAGAGGAACGGCTGTTGATAGACAAAGACCACAGGAGCAACCGGATTAATCCAGAAGTCCTCATCTTGGTTGGTTCGGAGACTGCCGGGTTCGTTTTGCTCGAAGACCCACTGTTGTTGGAGGCGTAGGCCATCGGGAACTGGAGGAACCTGGTTCTGCCAGAGGGTCTCTTCGAAGGCCGGAATGTTGAGGCTTCCAGCTGGTTCATTTTGCTCAAAGGGCCACTGTTGCAAGAGCCCATAGGTTGCGGGGACTGGCGGTGTGGGGTTCTGCCAGAAAACGTCTTCCACAAAGGCAATGAGGTTTGTGGACTCAAATTGCTCAAATTGAAATTGCTGTGGCCAGAGTAGACTCGCAGGAACAGGGGCTACGTACTGGGGCCAGAAGTCATCCTCAGCTGGAAACTGTGGGACCTGCTCATCCGCAACAGCGAAGGGCTGACTCGGTTGGGGCCAGTTTTGGGGCTGAAGCTGTGGCGCCCAAAAGTCCTCATCGGGCTCCATTGCCGGAACCCAAGACCCATCATCGAGGAAGAATAGGACATTCCAGTCAGAGTCGGCTGGAGGAAGAGCTGGAGCCCAGACGCTTGAGTCATCAACAACTGGAACGGCTGCCGTGAACGTCGGGCTCTGCTCTGGGTCCAGGAAGGGCAGGAAAAGGTAATTGGTTGCAGGGGCAGGGGGAACTAGGGCCTGCCAATCTCCATCATCAGGAGTAAAGACTGGGACAAACGTTGGATGAACGTCGTCGTCGGTGAGGACGCTGGGTTGCGGCCAGACTGCTGGCGGGGTTGGATTCTGCCAGTACTCCTCAATGGCTAGTATCTGAGCTGCTAGAGCCGGGTCGTCTTGACTCTGGCTAAAGACGCTTGTGGCTAAGGTAGTACTGGAGGCCGCAAGGGTAAGTGCCGTTGCTATGGCAAGCGTCGCCCCACATTGCTGGACACTTGCCCACCAACCCCCATCTTCGTCAAAGTGGGAGTCGACAAACTGTCCGGCTAACTGCTCGTCATCGCTTGGCCAAAAATACCGTATCATAGATTACCAAACAGAAATTGTGGGCTCAATAGGTGGGACTAAGACGACATTGAAACTGTCGTCCTCGAAAGTTACAGACGCTCCTGCAGAGATAAAGAAAGACATGACCATTGCATCCCAGTGGCCGCTAGACTGCGTATACTGGACGGCTGTTGCTCCACTAGCACTAAGGTCATATTCGGCTTGGTTGCCGCTAGCTGAGATGCCCCCTGCTGAACCCGTCCACACGCCAAGGGTTGCTCCAGCAGCAGGGGCCGAGATTTGATTCTCGACACTGGCACCTGAAAATAGCAATGAATTGGCATTTGTAGGAGTGATAGAAGGCGTGTTGATAGTGGTGCCACTTGTGCCACTGCCGATTACGTCCTTGTCAAAAGTTTGACTTCCCCCGGTTACAGAAAATTCTTCGGCCCAAATGTCTAAGGTTCCAACGCTGTTTGCGCTGAAGGTTGCTGTGATGGTGGGGTTGGCGTTGCTTGGGGCGCTAAGCAGATAGGCCAGCCAACAAGACCCTGCCGTTCCATCATTGGCGCTGGATGGCGAGTTGGGGGTAATGGTGTAGCTATTATTGGGTGAGGCGTTGTCCTTTACAGAGTTAAGTGTAATAGACCCCTGTGCAGTTATAACCACACACACTAGGTTACCAGTGGTGGGCGCAGAGGTTAATACAGAGGCCACGGTGGCATGGCCAGACGTAGCTGTTCCGAGTTTACCTTGTACGTGGCTAAAGGCCATTATCGGGGTATAATCCCAAAGATTGGAACGTCGCCGAAACCAGAACTAAGGACGGTGTTCCAGTTTGTGGCGCCTGTGAGGCGGGTCCAGGAGGCTGCTGCACCTGGGGCTCCATGGTCTTTTGCATAGGAGATTGCAGGCATGAGATTGCCCCAATAGCCAGTTGAAGCATTGGCTGGGTCGCCGCCAGAGGTGCCCCCAAGGGTGTTGCCACAAGATGTGTTGGCGGAACCGAAGTTCTTTGTCCAGAGGGTACCCCAGTCAGGGTACCATTGAGTTGGGTCAGTGACAGTGTCGGCCACTTGAAGGTTGTATTCGAACCCGTTCGTGAAGCAATAAGTAGAAGCGCCATTGGGACCAAGGATACCCACTGCCGCCAAGTCCAAGTGCTGTTCTAGAGCGTTCCAAGCTGTCATATCGGCGAGGGGTTTGATGTCTGCGCCCATGCCAATGGCTTGGATATAAAAGTGCTGTTGCCAGGGTGCAAGGACTGAAGCCGTTGTGCTGTATGAACCCGTATCCACGTCGTAGTGAAGGATGTAGCCCAATGGATTCATATTTGAGGCTTGGGCGATTGTATTCTCAGCTGTAGTGGAATTGGCCAGAAGGGCATTGTAGTCACTAACGATAGTGTCGGACTGGGGGGCAAGCGCCTCATACTGGCTCATAGACCGGAAGCACCACGCGACGCCACGGTCTTGTACGACATGGAAAATGTAGCGAGAGGTGCCGTTTCCATTGGCTGAGTTCTGGATAAGGTAGCACATTGCCGCTTGGTCCTGCATTGTTTCCAGGTAGTAGTAGTCGCCAGTGATAAGGTACGCGAGATAGCCGCCGCTACCGTGGTGAGCTACATCCCAATTAAGGGTGCCTGCTCCAATAGAGGTTGCGCCGCCACCATGATTCCCGGCGAACGACCAAGTTGGGTAGTCGGAAGGGCGCGGGGTAAGATGGGTGATATTAGACTTCCAGATAATCGCATAGCTGTTGAGCGATTTTGTGTCTGACAGAACTGCATTGTATGCACGGGAGTCTGCTTGAGAGGTGGCATAGAGAGCATCCCATAGAGGCAACAAGCCAATCTGATTTTGGAAACCTGTGCTGCCCATGTCGACGGTCCAGTCACCATGACCCATTGGAGTGTAAGTCTGCGCAAGGCCATTGAGGGCCGCAGCAGAAGGTGTCTGGTTCATGTAGTTTGGGAGTAGCTTACTGGCCTCTAGATAGATTGTGTCATGCTTGGGAGTAACTTGAGGGTCGCCGCCAATCCATCCTTCAGCAGACCAGCGCGTTTGTGCGAAGTGAGATAGCGCCGCCCCGCCGTTGTTATATACTGTGGTGCCTCCAATTATAACTGTTGGCACGTAAGACTTGTTAGCTGTGACGACATCCAGCAAACCATTTTGCGTAATAGCTCGAACCCACATACGGCCACTCTTATATAGGCGTACATGGTACCACACTTCAAGAGTCGGGTCTGCACCTATAGGAGCTCTATAATGGCATTCGACCATCTCTGGGCCGCTTACCCACGTCCTGAACGGACTCGCGAGCAGGCTGGATAGCGACACTGTCCCAATGCTCCCTGCTTGTACTGAAGCTGTAGGGGCAGCTGTCTGAATGTTCGCGCACGTGAGGCTGGTGCCGCTTGCACCTGATGTCGTAACCACACTGATGGTTTTGGAGAAATTATTGAGGAGCTGAACCTCACCTGAGGCAATGGCCATTTTGACGCTACCATCGGGCCAAGTGGCCTTGGCAATAACCTGTTTCGTTGGGACGTTTAGGGTAACACTGCTGCTATTGGGAACGTCTCCTTGCTTAAAACCCAGCCCTACAGTGAAAGGTAATGTGGCGCTGGCTGAGGCAGAAATCACTTGAAAGGTGTTTACTACAGTGGTTAGACGTAGGATTGCGGGGGCGGCATTCCACCCTCCAACCGCTATAAACACGTTTGCGTCCGGCACGTAGACTAGTCCAGACCCCCCTTCATTGTCTGAAACGTCGGGGGCTGTTCCCGTTGGAGTAACAGTTGTGCAAGTATTGGTAGACGTGTTAAGCTCAATTACAGAGTTGCCCCCTGTCCAGCCAATCACCAAATTTTGCGCTGGGTCATAGGCCAGAGCGGGGTAGCCAGCACCTGTCAAGGACGAACACCCAGTTAGAGTAGGACGTGTCACCACTGGAGTGGCTGGATTGGAGATATCGACACGAAAACCATCTGTGCCACCAAGTACCCAAAGTACCTTGGCTTGAGGGTCGACTACAGCAGATTTATGGTCGAAGTCATTCCCTTCCATATTGCCGAAACTACCAGGTTGTGTATAGGCATTCGCGCTGGGCGAATAGGAGAAGAGAGTGTTCCCATCGTCAACCCACACTAGGTCATTATTCGAGTCATACGCCATAAAGGAGTACCCGAACGCGCATGCAGGTGCAGTTCCACCATTGCCGAGGGAGCCAGTCTTCTGTACCCAGACTCCTGTCGCATATTGGAACCACCAAGTACCATGTGCTGGAAATGGAGGATTGCCCGCAGTGGCGCCGCACTGACTGAACATGGCATCCTGATTTGGGAGATAGACGAGGTCTCGATAGGTGTGGCGTGATGTAGGGTTGCCATCTGACTGAGCTTCTGGACCTGTAAGATTTGGATTAGTAGTGGGAGTTACAGGAGAGGTTGTAACTTTGGCCCAGACTTTAGTAGGCAGTGGTAGGCAGTACATTTCATTACCAAAATAGTCTGTGTGACCGCCGCCCCAAATACAGTACTGGTTGCGCTTTGTGTCGTAGATACTATCGCCCCATGCACGGAGAATGGCCCTACAGCCAGAGGTACCCTGAATGGTAGGGTCGCTTGGACAGATATTGGCTGCTTGAAAAGAGCCCGCCCCGAAGGTTTGCCAACCCAAACCAGACGGTAGGTTGAAGGGTGGGGGAGCACCTCCACCGCCGGACCCAGGCAAAACATTAATCGTAAAGACCTTGGTCGCAGACTGCCCAAATAAAGACGTAGCCGCCAATAGAAGAACGGCGGCTAGTACGAGAAATCGTTTCATTATATGGACATGCTCCCTGCGATTGTTGCTGAACCTGTTTTTGGTCCATCTAATGCTAAAATCGTAAAAGTGGAAAGTCCAGTAGGGCCAGAAGGGGTTCCGCTAATCAGCCCTGTAATGCTATTTAGACCTAGTCCTGCTGGCAAAGAGCCAGCAATCACACTCCAAACAATTGGAGGTGTCCCCCCTTGCGCGGTGAGCTGTGCTGAATAGGGCACGCCCACCGTCGCATCTGGGAGGCTTTGTGTGAGGATGAGGACGGGGTTGCCGCCCCCTTCCATCACTGCGCATACGTAGGTTATACGTAGCGCCATTGATTATTCGACGTGCTCGACCGAGAACTCGTAGGTCAGAGACGCAGTGGCACTCGCGGCAACGAGGTCCACTGAGGGCTGAGTCGCAGCAGAGGTCACCGACACAACGGAGTCGGGGTTCGGGGCAACCCACCCGCCAGGGCCAGCAGCGCCGCAACCAAATACAACGTGGTTGGTGCGTCCAGTCGAGGAGATGGTCTGGCCAGTGGCGGCAACAGCAGTCGCAGCCTGCATACCAGCATCTTTCGGGTTGGGGGTAGTGGCCGTGCCCGCAGTCGACGCCGTGGTGGCGCGGATAATGCGGAACACGATGCCACTGATTGTGGTCAGGGCGCTGGCTCGTCCAATCACGTAAGCTGCCTGAAACAGAACGTTACGTGCCGGAACAGCCGCAGCGGGCTTCAACATGATGGCGCCCGTTTCGGTGTTACCAGTGCCTGAAGTTGTGCTCACACCAGGAGTGGCGAGTGAGCTAGTGTATACCATCGGCATAGCGTTATTTCCTTTGTCCTTCTTTTTCTAGTTTACTGATGACACTGGACGGGTCTTGCAACTCGGCCAGAATTTCGATTTCTGTGAGGGTGGTGCCATATTCTTCTTCCATGGCGTGGACCACCTTTTGGCGGAAGACCTCGTCGGGCTCGACGTAGGTGCCTACTACGGTGCCATATTTGGCTAGACAGGACTCACAAATGTAATAGGCAAATTCACGGGGGAGGTAGGTTTTGAGGACCCGCCCACCATCGGCGCCACAGGAACCACAGAATAGATACTCCCATTCCCAACCGGGGCGAGAGAGGCTCCAGTCTACTTTAGGTTCGCGGGTGAGGCAATTGGGGAGGATGTCTAAGGGCTTGCTCATGTCTAGTGAACCATTGCAATGGGGATAGAGGCTTTCTGTTGAATGGCGTCAGTGCAGATAACTGTGAAACTGAAGTTGCCGCTAGTGGTGGGGGTGCCAGTTATTTGGGCTGTAGTGGCACTCTTTACACTAATTGCTAGTCCCGGTGGCAAAGCGCCCTCATTGATACCCCAGGTAAAAGGCTGCACGCCGCCACTAGCAACAAGTTGAGCTGAATATGCCACTCCAACTGTAGCGCTGGGTAGGCTACTTGTAGTAATTGTTGGGGGTGTAGCGGTAAATGTATGTGGGGTAGCAACAAGGTTTGAGGGTGGGCGTGGAGCTGCCACAGTTTAGGACGTCAACCGCATAACTGTTACGACCACAGAGGTGCCAGCTGCGAATATGCGCACCCGGTCGAATTCGTCACCCATTTCGAAATCCTGATACTGGTTGGTGCCGATGATGTGGTCGGTGGCAGTTGCGGCGCCCATGCCAGAGACGCCGAATTTGATGTTGGCGACACCGATACTCCCGTTGGAGACTCGAATCATTTGACGGAAGCCAATGACAATTTCGGCTGAGCTGGCAGCCGTGACTGTCGCGTTCTGGACGTCGTTGACGCCGCCACTAGCGGACTTCGGTGAATAGACTGCTGCAAATCTTGCCACGGTTACTCCACTCGATGGCCCAGGTACTCCAGGGCCCGGATTAGAATTTGTGCTACTTGCCTGAACTCGTGATTGGTGGTCTCGCGTTCGAGGAACTTCAACTTGGTAATGTCGGCTTGGAAGATGTCCTCGGCGGGGCTGGAGACCTTCAGAATCTCCGGCCTGCGGTCGGCCCCACGATGCTGGAATTCTTCAAGGTCCTTGCGGAACTTTTGTTCGTTGGAGAGGGAGCCGCCCTCGTTTGCGAGGCGAAGCTTCTCTCGACTCACTGCTACTTGGTCAATTGCCATTATTTCTCGTCCTCCCTGTAGTTTCCAGTCTCATCGTTAAGACCATCCTGCGTGAATTCAATGGTGGGGCGTTCTTGGGGTACGAAGTCCCAGGTGCCTTTTTGCTGCATATCTGCTACCTTGCGGACCACATGCTCAAGCTCGTCAAGACGTTCTTTCCTCAGAGACGGGGGAGTCGTAGCTAGGTCGAAGATATAGTACACCTTCCAGCAGTCGGAACAGCCGTGGCTGGACGGGGGCATCTTGCTACCAGTATACTGGTGCTTGGGACAAACTAGCGAAACCCGCTCTGAATCTTTCTCGGCGAGGATGGCGGTGATATCGGCTGGAGTGATTGGCATAGAAATTTTGCGGGGCTATTTATCGACCGCCACCCCGCTAGCGGAACCGGACACGTTAGTAGCACTTAAGCTACTGGGTGAAGGAGGGCGGTCACCGTCCGCATCCGGCTGGCTCTTACCGAATGTTCTTGCCGTACTTGGTGTCACGGCCACGGAGCTTAGGGATGTCCGCATCGGGCTCTTCGATATTCCGGCGGAACTTCTGTTGGGATTCGAAGCCACGATAGTCGTCAGTCTCCACAGGGAGCTTCTCATAGGAGACTGCTCCATGCGCAAGGGAGTCGTCGAAGGCTTTGTCGTTTACGGCGCCGGGGGTTCGCAGCTCAGAGTACTCTGCTTCCTCAAGCAAACGCAAATTAGGGCGGGTGTCCTTTTTCTGGTCCTTGAACATATCGCGGAAGGGGAAGGGGTCGTAGTCTCTACCGTAGTCCTGCGGGTTGATTTCCTCGGCGCGGTAGTCCGTATCTGGTCCGAAGTAATCCACAGGAGCTCCATAGTGGAGGCCCTGGCCAGCATCCCGATTACAGGATTGCTTCCCTTTGGTGAACTGCTGGGATTTGCCGTCGAGGGCTGGGGGGTCGAGCTCTCCCCAAACCATATCATCGTAACCTTTGTGGACTGGGTGAGTGAACTCGTCGCACAGCTTATCTGTCTCGGCAGCTTCCTCATGGAAGTCGATGTCCTCAAGACTACCCTTGCCAGCAATGGGGCCACTTGCATAGTCTCGGAGCTGGGTTTCCTTCATGCCAGTTTTAGTCTTCTTACCTGCACGAAGGCGGCCTAGGTCTGCACCCATGAAGGCTTGCTGTTTCTTGGATGAACTGGGCATAGTTATCTCCGGTTAATGTCTTGGGGGTTGAAGTCGCGACCTGGGAACAGATACACGTTACTCACAGTATCCCATACCGCGCCATCTGCATAGACTTCTACCGCATGTCCATTGAAGGCGCCTTGCGACAGCAGCAACCTATTGGGGTCAACTTGCTGACTAAGGTTAACACCCTTAACGGTAGAAGCCGCAGCTGAGGAGCCTCCTGGAAAGGAGACTCCCGAGCTGGATGAATTGTCGTTGCTCTTGCGGCTAGACATTTTAGCTGCTCAGTCCGTCGAGCTGCCCAAACTTGAGCACGGTAACGACATAGTTTAGAGTAGAGGTGGCACCAGGAGTAGTCAAGCCAATGAAGGGCACAACAATCGTATTGGCAGACGAGATATAGGGCTGGCCAATTGTAGTATTGGCGCCCAGGGCTCCTAGTGGCTGAACGAAGACAGCGTCACCAGGGATACCGCTTGAAGAGCTTGGGGCATCTAGACCCTTGACGGTGATGTTGGTTAGGGTAGTGGCAGAGGCGGTTGCAGTAAAACCTGCAATACTGACAATCGCGGTGGCGATACCCTTAACCCTGGTTGTACGCTGGTTATCCTGGTCGAAATAGATTGAAGGGGCTTGTCCCTGAAAGAGGAATGACATAGTTTATTCTCCATTCTCCTTTAAGGGTTACTTGTAGAGCTCAGCGAGGATAAGCACCGTCTTAGCAGAGGCGGGCGCCGCAGTGAACACAACACCCACTGAAATGTTATTCAGGGCGGTAGAGCTGTTGTAGACAGGGATACCGTTGTTGGTATCATTACCACCAATCTTCGAGAGGCGGACTCCCGTTGGGGTAAAGGGAATCGCGTTGGTCCCATCGATGAAGTTCAGGGTCGTAGTGACAGCCGCACCATCACCAGTGAAGGTAGCCTGTCCCACGAATGCGGGCTCTTGAACATCACCAGGGCCGAATGCATAGCCGCCTGCTGTACCCATAGCAGGTCCGCCAGAGACGATACTGGTCATGTTTGCTGGATTAATAGCCATAGTTTAATTTTCCTTTTTGCTTTCTTCTATTGATTTATCCTGGTTGTTTACAACCAAGCTTTGCTCTCCGTTTGCTTCTTTCATAACCTTCACGAGCCATTCAGCGTCAACGGGAAGGTTCTTTAGCCAGCGCTCGTCCATAACTCGGGGGAAGATGTAGGCCTTTTCCTTGCGTGTCAATAGGTGGCTATGAAAGAAGAACTGGGCGCCATCCGATTTGAGGTGCACCAGTAACTTCAAGAACGTTGTGTAGTGCAGACCGTAGCGGGCGATATTGCGACTTAGCACATAGTCGTCGATGAGATGGCCGTCTGAACAAGTCTCCCGTTCTTTGAGTTGTGGACGGGTGTTCTTAAGGGCCTCGGCAGGGGTCATATCTTCCAATGGGTGCCAAAGGTCCAGGCAGTCATTACTAGCGACGGTGAACCAGTTGCAACTGGAGATTTGCCGGGTGTCGCGCCTGAAATACTTGTCGTCCTTCCAGCGGGTGCCTGCAAGGTCATTGCCATACTGAAGAACTGTATCTGAGTGCAGATGCCTTGTCACATCGAACATATCAGGATGGATTAGTGCATCACTGTCAATGTAGATGTTCCAGTCATAATCCTCGCCCTCCTTGAAAATTTGAAGCTTTTCATAGGTAGCTGGAGCATCGGGCCACTTGCGCTCGTTGAGGATTCGAAACTCGGCGTCAATTTTATCTGCGTAGAGCTTGATGTATGGATAGGTGACTGCTGTTATCTCTGGCGCGTAGTTGTTTACGTTTAGGGTCCAGAGAGCTTTCTTCTGTGCCACTTTGCCCTCCCAGGCTTTATTTTTTTATGGATACTGAGGTGGTTGCTCCCACCTCAAACTCGACCTTTTTCCCTTCGCCGCATGCAGTGCAGACGAGAAAGATAATTACCTTGCCACTGTCTGTGGCGGCGTCATTTGCAACAAAGAAACGGTGCTTGCCGTAACAATCTTCCATATAGCCCTCCAGCTATAAACCAATGTCTTCGAATTTTGTGTTCTTAATACCTTCTTCGGGTTCGTACCAATCACTACAAAACTGGTCAATTGGGGCTGGAATTAGCGAGGACCCGTTCCACTTGACGAAATCCTTCTGTTTGCAATTCTTCTTGTCTTGTGCTAGGTATTCGCAATTCTTGCACATCGAGCCGCCCTTTGGCACCCGCATCGCTGGTCGGTGCTCCGGGGGATATGTTGGCTTTTTCTTGCTTCCTTTTAATTGTTCCATTTGCCCAGCCACGTTTAGTCCTTGTCCTGTGACAACAAGCACAGACAACATCACATTTAGCAATTTCCGTTAGTATCTCATCTACAGAGTGATGGAGTATTTTGGTTCCTATTCCAAATAGCTTTACTGTCCCTACTCTATGGTCAAAATCCATACACTCTGGTGGGAAGCGCTTCCCGCAATCTGCACAGGGGACGTCTTTGAACTCATTGACAATAGCCAGTCGAGCGCGCCGTTTACTCTTTTGATACTGACGTGACTTCTCGCGTATCTCCTCTAGATTGTCAAGTCGATACCGTTTATCGTACGCTTCTCGACCCTCTCTATTTCTTTTACTTTTTGCTGGGGATGCCAACGAGTTCTGCCTTTGGGAGTGCGTCTTGCTTGCGGCCCAGCCCTTGGTCTTGAAGTTTGGCTAGGGCTAGACGTGTGGGGGAGTCGGGGTCTGGGGGCTTCTCCCGGTCAGCTCGGCGCTTGTCATAGATGGCTTTGTATTCGGCGGGGGTCTTGGCGAGGGATTCGCCTTCTTTGACATATTCTACTTTTGCAATGATGTCGGCTACCTTGACCATTTATAGCCCTCGCTTTAGCATGCTCGTGGGAAGCCAACTTGAACTAGGGGTCGCCATACCACCGCCGAGAACTGGACCACCTCCTTGCGAAGGCTCTACAGCCGCCTGAGAAGGACCCCAACTAGAACTCCCAGTACCAGTGCTAACAGGAGTGCCTCCAGGCCGAGGCCTTGAAGAACTCGGATAAGACGGTGGCTCATCCATACCTTCTGGGAGTTCGGTGAAAGTGTACTCCATTTAGAGGTGCTTTTTGACGTCGCCCTCAACTGAGGCAACCTTGGCGCCCGCATCGGCAAGAGCTTCGTGCTCTTTGCCACGGAAGGCGTATCCAAGGATTACTCCTAGGAATAGACCGCCAAGAAACAATACTAGACTGTGCATCTTTGTCTCCTTATTAAAAGTAGCTGTTGCCAGACGCTATCTTCTGGCGCTCTTCATCTGTAAAAATTCGCTTGAGGCGCTCTTTGGGGCGGGGCTTCATGGCGCACATATATTGAAATGCGTTCATTAGGTGGTCGTTGCGCTTGATGGGCTTTTCCTTACTGAGCCCCTTAAGTTCGCCCTTTAGGAATCTTGCATACACATAGTGCTCTATTTCGTCTTCAAAATTCGCCAAATCAGCATGCACCCACACTTTAGGATGCCGAGAAGTTTCATCCACAGTGGCATTCATGTACTCCAAACTGGCGTTCATGCCATAGTCTTCGCCCACTACAGCCAGCCTAACTGGGATGCCCGCATCACGATAAAGCTGGGCGCCTGTCTTGTGGGTTTCGGCGTTGCGTTGCTGGCCCCACTTTGGGTCGATGAGATAGTAGTCAATTAGGTCTTCGCCTCGAAGTTGCCGAATATTCTTGGCGTGCTCCGAGACCACCAAGTCTTGCTTGTAGTACTCTTTGTATAGTGTGATGTTGCCTGCGGGGTCGATGGCCCCGAATAGGGCGGCTGTGGTTCCGGTGGCCGCTGGGTCAATGCTACAAACTTTTAGCCAGTCCTTGGGCACCAAGGT